GCAAGCGCACGCATGACGCTGCGCATGGGGTGCAATCGGCGAGCGGCGCGCCGAGCCGGACCTATCGTTCCGGCGGACCTAGGCGTCCGGGACGGACGCAGGAGCCGCACCCTTTCCCCGTCGCGATGACGGCACGGCCCATAGAAGGACCTGAATCATGAAGACCATTCCCCAACTGAAAGCCGACCTCACGGCTGCAGAAGAAGAGCACCGCGCGGCCCTTCAGGCCGTGGTCGCCAACCCTGAAAGCGCACCCGATCCGGCTCCGCTCCAATCCAAGGTGGCGGCGATCAACACGCAGATTGAGGCGCGCCAGAAGCTGGAGGCCTATGAGCGCGACGCGCCGGCAACGCCCCCCAACGGCGCCCACGAACCCCGCGCTTTTGCTGTCTGGCGCGACCGCTCCGAGACCCGCGCGGACTTCCCCGGGGATACGTGGCGCACCCCCGACGGGGCGCGGGTTCCGGTCCTCGCACCTGAGCACCGCATGGCCACCTTCGCTCCGGCCGGCGACACGCCCGCCGAGGAGATTGGCCTGAGCGGCGTGCTTCGGGCGGCCGCTTTCGGCCCGCGCACAGAGATCGAAAACCGGGCGATGAAACAACTCTCTGTAGGGGCCGGCGGCGCGATCGTTCCGGCCCCGCTCGCTGCGGAGCTGATCGACCGGCTTCGGGCGCAAAGCGTGGCGATCCGAGCGGGCGCGAGAACGGTCCCAATGACCGCCAGCACCCTCCGAATTGCGCGTCAGGTGAACGATCCGGCCTTCGGCTGGCGTCCTGAAGGTGCGGCCATCCCCGAAAGCGATCCGAGCTTCGATCAGGTCATCCTTACGGCAAAAACCTGCGCCGTGTTCTTCAAGGTGTCCAACGAGCTGCTGGAGGACGGCCAGAACACCGACGCCGCGTGCCGCAACCTGCTCGCCAGCGCGGCGGCTGTTGCACTCGATCAGGCAGTGCTTGTGGGCGCCGGGGGCGACCAGCCGCTGGGCATCAGAGGGCAGACCGGCATCCAGAACGTCAGCATGGGAACGAACGGCGCGGCCCTCACGGGCTGGGCTCCGATGCTCAATGCGGTGCAGGCGCTGGAAGCGGCCAACGCTGGCAACGTGACCGCCATGGTCGCCGCCCCCCGGACGGCCCGGACGATCTACGGCTTTGCCGACACGACCGGCCAACCGCTGCAGCCGCCCCCCCGCGTGGCGGGCGTGCCGCTGCTGGTGACGACCTCCATGCCTATCAACGAGACCCAGGGCACGGCGACAGCCGCAAGCTCGATCATCATGGGCGACTTCCGCGAAGCCCTGATCGGCCTGCGCACCGACATCACGATCAGAGTCCTCGATCAGCGCTTCGCCGATACCGGGGAGGTCGCCTTCCTCGCGTGGATGCGTGCGGACGTTGCGCTTGCCCGCCCGGCGGCGTTGTCGCGGATTGCGGGGATCATCCCGTGATCGGTTCGACCGCCCCCGCACCCGAACGCCGCGCCGCCTCATTCGAGGTGCGCGCGGCGCAGGGCCGCCGGCTGGAAGGCTACGCGGCCCGGTATGGCGTCGAAACCCGGATCGGGCGCGTGCGCGAGATCATCGCGTCGGGCGCGTTCCGGGAAACGCTTGCCGCCGGGCGGGACGTGTTGGCGCTACTGGATCACGACCCCGCCAAGGTTCTGGGCCGCACTCGTTCTGGGACCTTGCGGCTATCGGAAGATCGGGCCGGGCTCGCCTTCTCTCTGGACCTGCCGGACACACAGGCCGGACGCGACGCTCTCGCACTCGCCGAGCGCGGCGACCTGGGCGGCATGTCGTTCGGCTTCCGCGCGCTGGACGAGGTGCGCGACGGCGACCGGCGCGAGCTGCGGGCGCTGGAGCTTCTGGAGGTCTCTGTCATCCAGTCGCACCCCGCCTATCCCGGCACCTCTGTTGAGGCCCGCAGCGCCGCCCAATGGGCCGCCCGCAGGCGCGCCGCAGCGGCGGGGCTTCTCCTGACCATGGGGGGGATATGATGGACCTCTTGGGCTTCCTGAGGCGCGAGCAGCGCGACGTGCGCACCTCCGACCGGGCGTTTGCCGAGGTCTATGGGGGGCGCGGCTTCACCGACGCCGCGACGCCGGAAGCGGTCCTGTCGAACCTGTCGACGGCGACGCGCGCTGTCGGTCTCCGGTCCGAACTCATGGCGGCTGTGAGCCTGCACGTGTTCCGGCGCGGCGAGAATGGCGAACGCTCGCGGGCGGTTGATTTGGCGCTTTATGAGGTGCTGCACAACGTCGCGAACCCCGGCGCTTCCGCCTTCGAGCTGCGCGAAACCATGGTTCGCGACCTCGACATGCGGGGCAATGCGCTTGCGCTGATCGAACGCGGGAGCGACGGGCAGGTGATCGCGCTCTACCGGCTCGACCCCCTCCAAACCAGTGTTGAGCGGCTGACCAGCGGGCGACTGCGCTACCGGAACGGCGGCGAGACCTACCTTCAGGAAGACGTGCTGCATATCCGCGGGCCTTCCCGCGACGGGATCGTGGGCCAAAGCCCCATCGAGATCAGCCGGGGAATGTTCGGCCTCGCCCTGAAGCAGACTGAAACCGCGAGCAAGGTCGCGGAGAACACGGTTCGCGCCAGTGGCGTTCTGGCCTTCCCGAACAAGCTGGGCGCCGAAGCGCAAGCGGCGGTGAAGGCCAGCATGCGCACCTTTGCCGGGGACGGATCCCAGGCCGGCGGCGTGCTGGTGATGGACGGCGGCCCGGAGTTCAAGCCCTTCAGCTTCAGCGCCGATGACATGGAGGTCCTGGCCTCACGGCGGCTTGCGAACGAAGACGTTTGCCGCGTCTTCGGGGTTCCTCCGACGAGCGTCGGCATCACCGACCGCGCGACCTATTCGAACACGGAGCAAGAGGCCCGCGCCCTGGTGCAGAACGCGCTAGGCCCGCTCGCCGCCCGGATCGAAGCCGCCATGATGCGTTGCCTCTTGAGCGCGGAGGAGCGCCGCACGCTTTACATCGAACACGACCTTTCGTCGCTCTTGCGAGGGGACGTGGCCAGCCGCTTTGAGGCCTATCGCATCGGTCGCGAGATCGGCGTCTTCAGCGCGAACGATGTGCGCCGCCGGGAGAACGAGCCGCCAGTCGCAGGCGGCGACACCTACCACATGCCGGTGAATTGGGGCCGCCTGGACGGTCAAGGGGGCGTGGCTTGATGGAAAAGCGCGCCTCTTTCTCTCTCGCCGATGTGCGCCGCTTTGCGCGGGTGGCGAAGGAAGAGGGCGTGCGCCTGCGTTGCGGCTACTCGCCGAGCGGTGAGCCCTGGGTGGAAGTGGACCCGCACGCGCGGGCAACAAACGATAGCCTAGCCAATCCATGGGAGGCGCGCCTTGGGGAAGGTTGATCTGCCCGGCCTGAGTTCGTTCCTGGACCGCCACGGCCGCCGCCGCTGGCGCTATCGAGCACGCGGGCGCACCGTGTCCTTGACGGGCAAGCCTGGCGATCCGGGCTTTCTCGCCGCCTATCAGGCGGCGGTCTCCGGCCTTGCTCCCCCGCCCGGCGGCGTTGGTCAGGAGCGCACCAAGGTGGGGAGCATGTCTCACCTGATCGTGACCTTCTACGAGGGGCGGCGGTTTCTGGAACTGCGGCCGTCGACGAAATCGACCTATCGCGGCGTGCTTGACCGGTTCCGCGCCAAGTATGGCGACCTTCCTGCCGCCGGTCTTGAGCCCCGACACCTTGCCCAGATCATGGAGCGCATGAGCGCAACCCCGGCGGCGGCCAACAACCTGATGAAAATGCTTCGGGCTGTCTTCCGGCATGCGGTGCGGCTAGGCTTGGTGAAGGCGGATCCCACGCGCGACGTGGAGCGGTTCAAGGTCCTGTCGGAAGGCTTCCCGCCGTGGACCATGGAAGATTGCGCGGCGTTTGAGGCGACCCACGCGCCTGGCACGCCCCAGCGCCTCGCCTATGCCCTGCTGCGTCACACCGGCCAGCGCCGCAGCGACGTCGTTTGCATGGGCTGGCAGCACATTCGGGGGGATTGGCTTAGCATAGTCCAGCAAAAAACCGGCCAGCGCGTGGACATGCCACTTCCGCCGCCTCTAGCGGACGAGCTTGCCCTTCACGCGCGCCGCGCCTTGACCTTCCTCGCGACCGAAGCCGGCGGCGCACGAAGCGCCAAGGCGTTTGGCGGATGGTTCAAGGAAGCCTGCAAAGCCGCTGGCTTAACCGACAAAAGCGCCCACGGCTTGCGCAAGCTCAAGGCTATCGAGCTGGCGGAAGCGGGCCTGACGCCACACCAAATCGCGGCCATCACCGGTCACCAAAGTCTCAAGGAAGTTGAGCGCTACGCACGCGCCTACAACCGGGCAAAGGCGGCCGGCGAGGCGCACGAAGCGCTTTATCGCGTCATCACGCCGGAAGGGAAGGAGAACATCTATCGGGCTAACCGGCGATCCGGTTAGCCAAACCTTGGCCTAAACCTTTGAAAGGGAACGGAAAATGAAAGAGACTGGCGGACAGAGAGGGATTCGAACCCTCGATGGGCTTGCACCCATACACGCGTTCCAGGCGTGCGCCTTCAACCACTCGGCCACCTGCCCATCCGGGAGGCGGCCTTATAACGTGTCCTGATGATCGGGCAAGCGCAGGACCGCGAACCGATGCGGGGGGGCGCTGTCGCGGTGCGGGCGCGAGTCTGGCACGGTTCTGGCAGGGCTCGCGGCAAAGGGGCCATGATGACACAGCCGGGCGCATTGCCGAACGATCTGAGGGCCCTGACGGCCCTGCGCTTCATCGCGGCGGCCTGGATCCTGGTCTACCACTTCGGGCGACACCTCGGGTTCGACCTGCATGCACAGAGCGGCTTCGTGGCGGCCGGCGCGCTGGGCGTCGATCTGTTCTTCGTGCTGTCCGGCTTCATCCTGTCCCACGTCTATCTGCGCGAGGCGGAGGCCGGGACCTACAGCCATGCCCGCTTTGTCTGGGCGCGGCTGGCGCGGGTCTATCCCATGCATCTGGCGACGCTCATCGGCATGATCGCGCTGGTGGTCGCCGCTGGCGTTCTCGGTCAGGACTTCGAGAACCGCGACGCGTTCCGCTGGGGCGACATCCCGGCCCATCTGCTGATGGTGCATGCCTGGGGGACGACCCAGGGCGTCGGCTGGAACTTCCCGTCCTGGTCGATCAGCGCGGAGTGGGCGGCCTATCTCCTGTTCCCGGTCTTTGCGGCGGCCGCGCTGCGGCTGAAGCACCGCCCGTTCGTCGCGCTCGGTCTGGCTGGTGTTCTGGTGGCGGCGGCCTCCCAGGCGTTCCTGGCGATCGACCCGCGCGGCATGACCTACATGACGTCCAACTTCGGGGCGCTGCGCATCCTGCCGTCGTTTGCGCTGGGCGTTGCGCTGTATCTCGTGGTGCGCAGCCGTCCGGCCCCGGCCTGGGCGGCCTGGCCGATGGCGGCGGCCGGGGTCGCAGCGGTGGTGGCGGTGACGAGCCTGCGCCTCGACCCGGTGTTCGCCTGGCCGGGGTTGGCCCTGACCATCTGGGGTCTGGCCGAGACATCGCGCCACGGACAGGAGAGCGTCCTCGGCTCGCAGACCGCCGTGTGGCTCGGGGAGATCTCCTACGGGGTCTACATGACCCACCTGTTCGTCGACATCGTCTGGTTCCGGTTCATGGGCTTTGCCGGCGTGACCGCGGCCTCGGCGGAACCCGTGCGCTGGGCGGCGTGGCTGGGCGTGATGGCGGCGACGCTGGCGGTCTCGGCCTTCGCCTTCCACCTGATCGAGAAGCCCGCCCGGCAACGCCTGCGGCGCTTCGGCGAGACCCGGCTGTTCAAGCCGCAGACCGCGCCAGGCGCGCAGCGCGCGGTCGCGGCCGAATAGGTCAGCCGATCGCCTGTGCGACAGCCTTCAGCCGCTCGATCAGGCTCAGGCGGTCATCGGTGAAGTCGGCGTCGATCCACCAGTCCTCAACCTCACGCAGCACCTCGCCGACCGCAGGCCCCGGCCGCACGCCGGCCGCGCGGACCTCATCGCCGCCCAGCGGAAACGTCGGGGCGACCCAGCCCGCCGCCAGCGCCAGCAAGGCGCGCCATTGCGGCACGCGCCGGTCCTCGGCGTCGAGCGCCCAGGCAAGACGCACCGCGTCGGCGAAGGCCGGCGCGCCGAGCCGGTAGAGCAGGCGCCTCGCCTCACGCGCCGACATCCAGCTGACGTAGCGCCCCGGCGCGCCGAGCCCTGCCACGATGCGGTCGCGCTCGGCGCCCGACAGTCGCAACCGTTCGGCAAGCGCACGGGCGACGGCGACGTCCTGCGGCAGGAGCGCCATCAGCCTCAGGAGCGGATCGGGCTCGAAGAACCAGTCCCCATCATGGCCGACGAGGCCATCGAAACGGACCAGGCCGGTCGCCTCGGGCAGGAGCCGCGCGAGCACGCCGGTCTGCGCCATGGCGCGCAGGGCCGCACGCGGGTCGGGCGCCGCCAGCAGCTTCTTCAGTTCCTTCCAGACGCGCTCCACCGACAACAGGTCCAGCCGGTTGATCTCGGCGGCGCAGGCGGCCAGCGCCGCCTCGTCCGGCGCATCGCCGTACCAGGCGAGGAACCGGAAGTAGCGCAGCGTCCGCAGGGCGTCCTCGCGGATGCGCTGGACCGCATCGCCGATGAAGCGGACCCGGCCTGCCCTCGCGTCGGCGATCCCGTCCTCGGGATCGTGGAGGGCGCCATCGGCCTCGGCGTAGATGGCGTTCAGCCGGAAATCCCGCCGCGCGGCGTCCTCGGCCCAGTCCGACGTGAAGGCGACCACGGCGCGCCGGCCGTCGGTCTCCACATCCCGGCGCAGGGTGGTGATCTCGAAAGGCCGGCCGTCGGCGATCCCCGTGACGGTCCCGTGGGCGACGCCGGTCGGAACGGCCTTGAGGCCAGCCGCCTCCAGCGCAGCGATCACGGCGGCCGGATCGAGCTGCGTGGCGATGTCCACATCGTCCACCTCGCGGCCCATGAGGCTGTTGCGCACGCAGCCGCCGACGAAGCGCGACGCGCCGGGCGCGGCAGCCTCCAGGGCCGCCATCACCTTGCGGGTCGCCGGCGCGGTGAGCCACGACAGCTGCGGCAGTTTGCCCGCGCTCATGCGAAGGCCCTCAGCCACAGCGCGCGCAGCATGCCGGCGGTGGCGCCCCAGATATAATGATCCCCGAACGGGATCGCATAGTAGCTGCGCTTCATGCCGTTCCACATCCGCTCTTCCCGGACGTGGTTGGACGGGTCCATCAGGAAGCTCAAGGGGGCCTCGAACACATCGGCCACCTCGCGCGGGTCCGGTGCGAAGGCCGGGGGCGGCTGCACGAGCGCGACGATGGGCTGCACGCGATAGGCC